TCGGTAGCCTCCTTGTTGATTCCGGGCTGAAAATCTATTTCTTGTAAAGGCATTCGCCATTACGCCAATCTGATAATAGCGCCAGTCGCAGTTGGTGCCGGGAAAACCACCGTAAAATCACCTGCGGTACTGGTTTTATCGCCGCCGAAATCAATGGGTGCAACAGCTTTATCGCCTTCCGTGTCGTTGTATATCAAACAGCCACGAGCCGTAATGGTTGCTGTCGAGAATGTCAGGTCGCTAAAATCACACACGCCAGTAGTGCCTGTCGCAAAAGGTGTTACGTTAGTTAACGCAGATCCGCCAGCAGTGTAATTTGTGCCAGAAGCCTCACCCGTGGTGACGTAAACCGTAGTTCCTGCCCCAAGAGTCGCGCTAGAGGTATAAAGTGCCAACTTAAATGAATTAGCGCCGTTCGTAAAATTATGAGTCCCAACAAGCAACTGTTGCTTAAAACTTGTACAAATTGCAGATGTGATAGCCATGTCACAGCTCCTTAATAATGTTCGCCATTGCCTCGTGACCTTGCTGGCGAAGCTTGTTTGTAATAGTCACGCGGTCTGATCGGATTGAGTTCTTCATCCCCTGCAATATTACTTGATAAACGTGACTTCTGAAAGCCTCGGCTTGCTGCCGAATATGAGGTGCTGCCGTTTCGCTTATGCCCAAAATTTTATTGGTCACTTGCTCTGCCCAGAACTCAGGATCATGTCCCTTGTTCTGAGTAGTAGCAACCATGACGTTCCCAAGCTGTAAACCAATATCGTCCTTCATCATCCTTTGTATGGCTCCGGCGCTTTGGGTAGTTCAATGGTTTCAAGATTATGCTTCTTGACCATCTCGCTCATCATAGAGCGTGGAAACACATGCCATTCGCCATCTTGCGGCATTGCAACCAAAGGGTCATCAAGTCGATGATAACCATACAACCGCTCAGTCACGCCCACATTACTATCGAGCAATGATGACCTTGGAGAAGCACCAATACCTATGCCGTTCTCAAGACATTTGCTAATCCAAAATTCAACGCAAGCTCTGCCAGCTTCAGCGAAGTGAATGTTGTGCGCGTAGCTAAAATCCAAGCCAAATAGATCTATATGACCGACCCGATTCCAATACGCAAAACCCATTGCATACGCAACAGTTGTGTTGAAGTAAGCGCACTTGGCGTCTGTCATGACTTCGGCTAAAGGAAACTCAACCACCGCCGGAACTCGATCATCAAGCCCACAGGAATAAATGGGTTTGTCAAAGGTGGGTAACAAACGGCGCATAACGTCCGTCTGGTTTCCAGCATCTTCGGTATCTAAGTAGCGACTCACCGGATCCATCATGAAAACTCGATCACAAGCAAAAACCGACAAGGCGCTGTTGATTACCCACACCTCGTCCCACTGCTTGCTGTTTTCCATGCCAATTACATAATCAATTTGGCTTGCGCCCAAACCAATCAATGCAACTTTTTTTCCTTTTAAACTTTCAATCTTCTCCATCAACTCACCCCTGTCCGTAATAGGTCATAACGATATTCATCTCGCGTGTCACGACCTTCGGACAGGTTTTTCATCCGACCGATTGCTGCCATGAAACGCTGTTCCATATTGGCAATCACATCAGGAGTTTCTTTCAAGAAGATGGCAGCTTCGGCCAACGTGCCATACAGCAAAGCATCTGGGTAATCAGTGCTGAGCAATGTGGTTCCGCTGTCTGCGCCAGAAGTGAGTGAGGCAGGCTGATACAGGTAATGCAGCTCTACGCTGTAATCTGCATCAGGAACCGGCGACAGCTCAAATGCTGCATCGTCAAAATTACTGTAATACTTTGGGCGACCTCTGCTAGAGACTGAGGGGTCATACTCCTTCAAGAACGACGGGTGCTTTAACAGCAAATAGTAGTACGTCCCGTTATCAATGACCGCCAGCGAAAACGGTGAGTAAAAATCAGATGGCGTTGCCAAGAACCGATTGTTCTGCGAAGTCGTCGCTGTCACATTCTTACGCTGCTCAGATAGCTGAACAAGCTTAAAGATGCGAGTCTCTGCCTCCTGAATAAACGTGTTTAGGTTGTCGTTGAAAGTCGTTTCATCAACTTGCAAATAATCCTGAACGGCGGTCTTCAAAGTCGCTAAAGTAAAACTCATGATGTGGTTACCTCCACAGTTCCAACATTACAGGATATTGCAAATGTTTGCAATTGTGTGCCAAGGATACCATCGCCCACGTTTGTGTAGACGGTAAAGAAATTATTGTCACTTGTCTCCGCAGGACGAGGATCTTTAAGCGCTTGCGGATCAAGAGGCGTAGGCTTACGCATCAACTGAGGATGCTTCGGGGACCACTGATCAGGACCAACCAAGTAGCCATCCCAAGTTTTCTTCATGTCTCGCAGACGATAGCGAAAACCTGTGATATCACAGATTCCCCAAGCTTTCTTGTTGGATGCAAAAGCCATGACTATGCGATGTTATAGCTGCGTAAATCAGGAGCGATCCTAAAACTTGCTCGCTCCTCGTCTTGACTTAAAGCCCTTGTAAACTCTTCTTCATAAAGCTGCTTGAGCATTTGAACTTTCTCAGGAGCTTTTTTGAGAGCCAGATAATAGGACAAACCAGCCGTCAGGCAGGGGTAAAACCGAAAAGGCATCTGCAAAGAATTGGCACCGCCACCAGCATCATCCATTCGAGTCAGGACGTTAACGTACAGTGTATAGGTGCTGTTTTTGTCAGGCTGCGGCCAAACCGTCACGGTTGGGGACAACTGCTTATCAACAAAGAACTGATTAGGCTTACCTGTCGTTGTTTTAGTCGCTAAGTGCGAGTATTCCGCTCGGCTCATTCTGCTTAACGGAATGTCAGTATTCGTGCCTTGAAATTCTTCTCGAACAAAAACATCAAGCACGTCAATTGCCGCTGTTGAGTCTGTTGGATCAAGATTGTAAGTGATCGTTCCAGTCAGCATCGGAATTGCGTTTTGCTTGATTGTCCACTGATTTAAACCACGGTTAGCCCACTCAGCCAGCATTAGGTTGAGCGAGCGTGTAGCAGTTCGCAAATCATAACCAGTACGCAACTCGATTCCGCATCTTTCAAACGCTTCTTCGATATACTCGGCTACATCAGGCTCGAAACTTTTAGTTCCGCTAACAGCCATTTAATCTCTCCTTCCGCGACCTCTTCTGCCGCCGGTAGTTCTGGGACGGGGTGGTTCTTTTCTGGACTTATCACCCATCTTACCACTCTTGATGCCAAGCGCCTCAATAATGCTTGCGCCCATACCTTCAAACCGTCTCGGCCCCATTCGTTCCGCATCAGGATTCGGCCCCATTTCTGGCGGTCTTAACCTACCACCGCCGGGAAGTCTTGGCATATCCTTGCCACCTTCGGCGTTAGCGTTCTTAATAAAGTCCCTAAATTTATCCATGTCGCCAGAAGGCGGTCTGCCCCTGTCTGCACCGGGTTGTCTTGCACCTCCGGCGTTAGCGTTCTTAATAAGGTCCTTGAGTTTATCCATATCGACAGAAGGGCCTCTTGGACCTCTTCCCGGTCCAGTTTTTATGGTTCCGCGAGAATTACCTCCCCTGCCGGGAGGACGTTTTTTCATCGCTTCACGAGCTGCTTCGCTCATGGCAATACCTGACCCACCGGCTGTCATTATTTTACCGTCAGGGCGAATTATTGAACCGGTAGGGGGTGCCTCCCCCGCAAGAAATCCGGGTCCGCTCATGCCAACTGGTTTAGCAGCTCCGCCCATTTGCTTCTTAGTGACTCTGCCGTATAAACCAGAGTTGCCGTTATTCTTTTTCATCGTCTAAGTCCTCTTCGTTCGTTTCGGCATATAGGTTGTCGAAAACTTGGTTCACATCTAGGGTGTAGTCTAAATCAGATTTGCTGTAATGAATATGCTGGCTAGGCTTAAAGTCTGGCGCACCATCTCCCGTTTCAAACCATGCAGGGTGTGTGACCCGTACACGATTATTAGGCAATGCGACGATATTACCGGTCCATTTGCCTGCATCAAGCAACTCTAAAACATGCGACTGTTTGTGTTGGGCAGGGTCATCAGCAATTTCATTTTCTGAATAATCCACCGTGAAATAGTATTTTGCAGGATAAAATTTGCCATCAATCTTAGCAAGCCAAGGACAAGGAGTGCAGCGATCAAGAACGTAAACAGCGTGGCAATGAGAACTGCAGTCCCAAGGTTGAGCAGCCCAGACAGGCATTGGTTCAGGCCAATCATCAAGTGGCGTGTCAGCGACAAGTCCTGTGATTGGCATTCTGGCCCACATCGCTCCGCCATGTGCGTTTTGTTCTTCATCATCGTCGTATGTCTCAGCTCCGGTAAAAATCATCTGAAAGGATAAGCACCGAGTGGGCATAGTGGTTACAGCAATCGCCATCGCATGAATAAATTCGCCATGATATTTCTCATGA